AACTGACGAAGTATGGAAGTTGCACTCTTAGCATATCCTCCGACCAAGTGTATGAGCCCATAGCCGTACGCACCGAATCCCGGAACGTAATCATACTGAACGAAATGCTGTCGTTTGAGGAACAGTGGGTCGCCTTTGCGCCAGTTTCTGCGGATAGCCAAGACATCGTTCGTTCCTTTCACCATGGTCAGCACGTACGAGCGGGGCTGGGGTTTACCCGTAGTAACAGTCACGTCCACCTCGACCGTCACGCCGCCGTCGTTCGTCTCATCACCGTCTTCATCACCCTCGGACTCACTGGCATCCTCGCCGCCCTCGGGCACGTACTCGTCCTGCTCATGGTCAGGGTCGTCTTCGCTGCCTTCGATGTCGGCTGCGTCCAGCGCCGGGAACGTATCGTCCGGGTCGGCCGAGGAAGTGGCGTTTGCCATGGGGTCGTATTCGGACAAGTCCAAATCTACGATCACCTCGTACAACTCCGGGCGCACGTCGTTGAGCGCCTGCACGCCCGTGGCCCTGTCCTTGGCTTCCTGAATGTCGGTGGTCGAACCGGCCGCTTCCTGCACGTCCATGGTGCGGTAGAAGCCTGCAGCCATCAGGCTCTCGATGTCCAGCTTGGTCTTGCGCATGAACTGGGTCATACGGTTGGTGGTGCGTACGTTGGTCGTGCCGTAGGGCAGGATGATCTCTTCAGCGGCCACCATCAGGGAAATCTGGCGACCCAGCGTCGGGTCGAAGTACACCTTCTTGAACACGCACCCGGCCATCGGCAGGTGCCACATGGCGCGCTCATGCTCCGATCGAAACTCTTCCATGACCTCGGTCAACTGGTAGTTCATGTCCTCTTCGACACGCTGGGCGGCCTGCTTCTTGGTGGGCGTCTCTTTGCCGATGATCTTGGTACGCACCGGGCCACCGGCCGGGAACGTCTCGGTGACCATCTCCGCTTGGAAGCGTACGACTGCCTCGGTGATCATGGGGTGCACTACCCCGCAGGCACCATCCCACGGCTCGGTGCGATCCTCCATCTTCAGGCCCAGCAGCTTGACGCCCTCTTTGTACGTCATCTCCCAATCAGAGCGCGCGGCCAAGTCCATCTGAATCTCGGCGTCGAGGTCAGCGGCAATGGCGCGCAGCTTGTCATCAGGGATGAACTCAGCCAGATTCTCGTCATGATCTTGGCCCGCCTTTTCTTCTTCGGGAGACTCCTGCGCCTCCCCCTCTTCGTCTACCTCGGGCATTTCTATGTCAATCGGTTCTTCTTCGGTATCTGCGATGCCTTGGGGGGCTTGGGAGGTGCTTTTTGAGAACATGATTTACCCTAATAGTAGGCGGCGCGACGGCGCACAACGCGCTCATTATCGTCGTTTTCGTCAGATTTCAAGCGTATGAATCCACCTTGGCGGAACCGCATAAGCGCCTGTGAGGCCGTGTCCACCATTTCATCGTGCTCGCCGTTGGGAAACTCCGCAATCTCGTCCACCACCTCTTGTGCCCAGCGGGTGTCGGGCCGCCAGACCATACCAGATGCGAAGATGTCGGCCACGGAATTAAGCCGAACACGCTTGTCCGCACCTCGGCTCGGCGTGTACTCCTGAACCGGTATACCGATAGCGCGAAGTTCTTGGATGAGCGGAGCGCCTGCTGCTTTCTTTTCAATGATGACACTGTCAGGCTCCCATTCCTTGTAATAGTCGAGCGCAAACTTCTTCAAAGCGGGGAATTCCTTGCGGCCCTTCCACGCATCGAGCAGGATTAGCTGGTCTTGGTTGTCGTCTTCATTGAAGAAAATGCCCCAAGTTTGGACTCCAGAGGGGTCGGCCGAGTCGTTTTGACCGTGCGCAGTGTCCCAACTTTGCATCAAAAAGTCGCATTTTGGGGGCTTTTCATGGGGCCAAATGCGCCACCATTCGCGTTTTACGAGCGCTCCTTCCTCACTTGTGGGCTCCTGCATGTACTGCGCGGCCCAAAACTGGGGGAACATACCTGCTTTTTTCGCCAAAAGTTGGTCAATCGGCCACTGTTCAGGCCAAAGTGACACCGTTGTGTCCACTCCACCCCGTTTTACGTCCATCAAAGCAGGAAAACGCACCTCTTTCCACGGCGTGGAGTCACTATTCTGCTCTGCCCACTGCAAGGCACGGCCGATTGGGTCTTTTTTACCCCACCGCGTGCCGATCATGATGATTTTCCCGTTTGGCATGAGCCGCTGCAGCGGGCCTACCTGCATGTATTCCCACGCTTGCGCGAAAGTCTTGTCAGGATCGGAGGAAAGTACCGCCTGCTCTGATACCAAGTCATCCCCGATAAGTAAATCGGCACCGTGACCTGCCACGTTTGCCCCGATACCAATCGCAAGATACTTGCCACCCAGCGTTGTGCTCCAGTTAGAAGCCGCGCTCTTGTCGCGCGCCACCACTGTGTCGGGGAATATCTCATGGTAGACCTCAGAGTCCAGAAGATTGCGCACCTTGCGCCCGAAGTCGGCTGACAAGTCAGCGGTGTGGGTCACCATCATGATCTGGTGCCGGGGGAAGTGGCCCAAATACCATGCCACGAACAGGTAGGCGATGGTTTCACTCTTGCCAAAGCGTGGGGGCATGCTCACCGTCAGGCGCGGTTCGGTGTTGTCCTTGAGTCCGTGCAGCAGCGGCTTCATATGCCGGTGGTGCGGCCCCTCTTTGAAGTTCGGGTACACGCGGTGTGCAAACTTCAAAAAATCTACGCGCGCTTCTTCCACTTGCTTGCGCTGCTCCAGCACTTCGAGATCGTCCAGCAGAGCACACTGTTCCGACGTTGACATCGTGTGCAGGTTTGCCAGTAGCAACTGGATGTCGCTCTCAGTGAGCGTCTGCACTGCGTTTCTTTCCAAGGTGTGCGGTAGCCATGCGCGCGCGCGACTCTGCACTAAACTTGACACCCCAGTTTGGGCCGTGCTCGCCGGGGGCTAGCGGCTTTCTATAGTTCGTCCCTGCGTTTGCTGCCGCGATTTTGGCACGGTGTTCTGCCGACTTAGGCCTACCTTTTCCAGCCGCCGACATCTTGGCACGTGCTTCTGCTGTCGGCACTCTACCGGTAGATGCGACACGTACCTTCTCTCGCATCTCTGCGCTGAACGGGCGCGAACGACTAGCTTCTGCGAGGCGCGCGCGATGCTCTGTACTGAAGTTCATGCCAGAAAGCCCCTCGCCGCCGTCGGTAAGATTCACCAACGGGGCTTTTATGTCCCGAAAACACTGGATCAGGAACCGCTCATGCGCAAAGGCATCTGCCTCCACTGAAAAGCGCATGCATACTTCCACGGTATACCCGTGCTTTTCCGCAACACGTTTCCAGAAAATACTACGGCCTTTAGCGCAGTGTGCACGTCCGTGGCGCGCTGTACCCTTGCCGACGTAGAAGACCTTCCCGTCATCGGCCCTCATGTGGACGTAGGTGTAGAAGTTCACCTCTTGGTCGCCCGATTCGTTTTCGGGTCGTACTTGAAATAGCTTGTGGGCAGCCCTGTGCGTTTGGCTTCCCGGTCTTTGGCGCGCTCGGCTGCGGTCATCGCGTTGCGGGCGGCACCCTCCTTCGTCCACGTGCCTTGAGGTGTCATGTGGCCTCGTTTGATCAGGATGGCCTTGGCCTCTTCCTTGGAGCCGACTTGGGCTGCCAGCCTGTCCAGCATCTGGCCTGCGCCCATGAAAGCCTGCGTTGACTGCTTAACCACGGCGTGCGAGCCCCCAACCCCTGCGCTTCACAAGGCCGCCTTTGCGGTAGCTTGGCATCCCGGTGTCATCCGTAAGGGAAGAAGAGTAGGGGTCGCTCCCAACGGCATCCATAGGGTCAGCCACGGCCGGTCGGCGTGAGGCTGCGGGGGTAACGGGGGCGTTGGCTGTAGCGGGGTCGGTAGCATCGCTGGGCGGATTAAAGGGGGCTGCCGGGGGCGTTGTCAAAGGTTGTCTCTGCCCCGATGAGGGTGACGGTGGCATCGATGCGGGCTGCGCTCCACGGCTCAGCGCCCCCCGCATGAACTTCTGCCGTGGCAAGTTCGGTGGTGCCGGAGGCTTCACGTTGCGCGTCTTTAGCGCCACGGTTGACGTAGGTGGTGGGGGTGCCGCCTTCGGGGCTTTGAGATTGCTGCTCATCGCGGCCTAGCACTTGCCGCCCTTTTTGAAGGCAGGGCCGCTGGTCTTGGTAGCGAACGGGTTCACTTTGGCACCGGGGGCTGTCATGCCGGGAGCCTTACCTGCGGGTGCTTTGGGTGTCGGGCCGCCCTTGGCGGGGATGCCTTTGGGGGCAGCAGACTTTGCAAATGGGTTTACGCCTTTGGTTGCCATGGTGCTCTTTCAGTTTGGTTTGGGGATTACCGTTTCTACCTCAACTACCTTCGGTAGTAAAGCGGAAAGTTTGGTGCGCAGGCGTTCTTCCAGTTCAGCGAACGAAGTTTCCTTCTTGGTGATCTCGATGCGCTCAGTGAAGCTGCCCACCTCGGTCAGACTACCGAGCATCTTGAGCGCGGCCAAGCGTATGCGAGCGTCTGGGTGGGTCGTCTCTTCCATGGTCTTGGCAACCACGTAGCCACGAAGCTCCTTGGCCTGCTCGACATAATCCCAGTCGTACTGCGTGAGCATCCCGGCCAGATGTTTGATCGCGTGCGGCACCCGCAGGGTGAGGGCACTGGCCTTCTTTTCCTTGTCACTTAAATCAAGCGTTGTGATCTTCCCAAACACCTCGCGCACCTGCTGGGCGTGTACCTCGTCGATCAAGTGCTCCGGGCTACCCATGCGCGTGAGGAAATCGCTGGCCGTGTTTGCCTGCGCCGCCAAAACGTCGGTGGTACTGGCGTCATCGAGGTCGAGAAAGTCGGCCGGATTCAGCTTGGTGATGTGCTCGAAAATGTGCGGGGTCATGAATATGTCCGTGTCGCCGTCTTCGTTGACGGCTCGCTCGTATGATATACTTCCTGTGGCGCTGCAGCAACAGTTGCCTCCATGTCGTCTCCCTGATCGGATGGGTTGCTCCCTCCACTTGATCCCCCGCGCTGCGAAGTCCGGGGGATTTTTTTTGAAATTTTTTTGGCACCCCCTTGCAAAATGATCTAAGTCAATTAAAAACGTCGCGGCTTAAATTTGATAAAAATGAAAATTGGCTAGGACTTGCGCGGAACAGTGTTTAAACCACGGTGACCATGACCACTGTATAGGGCTGCCCCCGGAGGGGTGGGGTCTAAATGTCGTAGATATTGGATATGTACGCATGTCGTATATATACCCCCTTGGAGCATACTTCAGTTGTGACTAAGGCAGTGAGATGCCGAAGCACACAACCAACCGGGGAGAAGTTCTCCCCACATCGGAGATTAGACATCATGACTTTCAATGCATTTGAGAATGGTTCGACAATGGGTAAGATCGAGGCAACCGCCTTGGCTAACGGACACACTGCACACAATGTGTGGTGCACACTGGATGACGACACAACAATGAAGATCGATTGGTGTGCAGGCTACGTAGTGTGCATGTTCAAGCTGCCTGAATCCAAGGCACGCGCATGGGCTGCAATGACCCGCGTTGAGCGCACCGCTATCGCCGTGGTGCACGCCAAGGGCACGGGCAACGCTGAGAAGGTGTGGAATGCGGCAACGGCTGCATGGGGCTACCGCGTTGTGCGTGACAGTGACCGCGTACTCAAGGCTGACAGCACACCGGCAGCTGTCAAGCTGAGCAAGGCACAGCGCGCCGCGATCAAGGCGTGCATGGAACTCGGTATCACCATGAAGATGTTCGGTCAAGGCGTTGCACTGCTCAAGTAATCTACGCTGTCGTACATAACGGGGAGAAGTTCTCCCCGGTCACAGGCTGGCAGGGTTGCTGGCCTATTCCATTGCATCCGTCTGCACATTCACGTGCGGATCATTCAAAACTTTTCACTGGAGAATCACATGTCTAAATACGCAATCAACGTCATCACCTATCTACTCTTTATCGCAGAGGCGTTCGACTCACTCATACTTGAGTTCGGCCACGACCCGCGTCTCGCCCATGCTGAATGGGATGCGCTGGAGATCGAGCACACCTGC